TTCGAACGCAAAGGTCGCGATAAGAAACAAGTTTCTGTTTACCCAATCGCAAAATAATCGCTCTAAGTAGCATTAAATAAGGCTTTCCGAATTTTCGGAGAGCCTCTTTTTTTGTTTTGATACCCACCGTGATACCCATATTTCAGAAACCAATGTAAGAAGCGAACTTGTCAGCTACTTCATCCTTTGCTTTTTGGGTGACGTGAGCATAGATGTCCATAGTGGTTTGAATATTCTCATGACCGAGTCTTTCCTGGACCTCCTTGATAGTAGCACCAGCTTCGAAGAGTAGTGAGCAGTGTGTATGCCTAAATCCATGAGGTGTGATTCGTTTGAAATCAGGGTACTTCCTCCAGATTCTGTTCAACTTGTACTATACTTGTGCCAATCTTTTAAAACCTTGATTGTTTTTGAATTGAGGGTAATTGTTCGGGCACTCTTTTTTGTTTTTGGAGTCTGAAAGATAAGTTTATTATCTTCACCCTTGGCCAATGTCTGATTGACAGTAATCTGTCCTTTTTTAAAATCGATATCAGACCATCTTAGAGCGCTAATTTCATTCTTTCGCATTCCGGTAAAAGCTAGTAATCTAAAATACGTCAGCATTTCATTATCGTCGAAGCCTTTAACGATTTTAAAAAATTCCTTAAGTTCTTCTTTGTTGTAGAACTTTTCAAGTTCATCTGTATTATTTTTTTGTCGTTTTAGCTTAAGAGTCTTTCTCATAGGGTTACTATCAATCAATTCCATAGCTATTGCATAATCAAATATCTGATTAGCAATGCTGATAATCCCGAAAAATCGCTTATATTCTTCAGCCCATTTATTAACCTGAGTTTGACACATGGTCAAACTTATTTTATTTATAGGCTTGTCTCAAAAATGAGGGATAATAAGTCTATCTGCTTTGTCAATTTGGCTAACATAGGTTGATTCTTTTACGTTATTTCTATAATGCTCTTTCCAAGTTTCATATAGCTGATTAAAAGTAGTAGTGGTATTTCTGCTTCTAAAGGTTTTCTTTTCATAATCAGACAAACACTTGGCTTCAGCCAGTCTAGCTTCACGTTCGGTTTTAAAGCCACGTCTAAGAGTAACAATCTTCTTGCCAGTCAATGGATCAATTCCATGATAGGCTTTAAAATAGTAGGCGAAACCGTCACCTTTTTTATATTTTTTAATCATTGATTTTTACCTTATTTCTTGTTAAAATGGGTATAAGAAAAAGACCTTTTTAATGGTTATTTCTTATACAGGATTTCCTCATACTCAAAATTTGGCGATGGAGAGTGTGGGGATTTTTTTGTTATTTCTTAGTGATTTTATCAATCGAGTTGGTCGAATATGTTTGTGTTCGTTGTCCTTTGCGAACTACTTCTCTAACATTAGTAGTTATTTCATAAACGTCATTTGTTGTTAAACGATAATCTTTAATTTTTTCATCATTTACCTTTATCGTAATAGCACCACTATCTGTATCCAATGTAATTTTTTGAGTTCCAAGATCTACTTTTGTTAGTTTTCCTATAATATTCATTCCTTCACGTTTTTCAATATATGTAGATTTTAATTCTGTATTAATCTCCTTAACTTTCTCCCTTGGGAAAGAGGCGGTTTGTTTTTTTATGTCATCTATAATTTCAAAACCTATGCCTTCGCTGTTTAAATTAGAAATAAGCTTCTTGACTGAACCAAATGTACGAGGGCTATATTTATCAACAAAGTCAGCAATTTCTATTTTATTTTGAAGAAAATCAGTAACATCTTCCATAATTTTATTAGCCGGATGATTTTCTTCTTCAAATATTGACAACTGGCTTTCCTTCATTGCTAAATCAACTACAAAAGAACCTGCTCTAGTCGCTGTAATAATTAATTCATTTTTAGAAAGTATATCTTTAGGGATTTTGCCACGTTTGCCAGAATAGCCAGAAATCGAAGCGAGTCCATTCTTTTGTATATTTTCAAGAGAAGTGAGCACTTCGGTTAGAGGTTTTAGACCGATTTGTCCCGATTCGTAAGAGTCGGCCATCAAGCGGACAGAGAGTACGTTTTTAACTCTGTTATTTTTTAATTTTTCAGACTCGAATAGTTGTATTGATTTAAGCCCTTCAATCATAGAAGCTTTATATGGACTAGAGTCTGGAATATTATTAATGTCTTGTTCTATTATTTTTGCATATACATCCATCATATTACTCATCACCATCCAATCTTAATTCAACAATTGCTTTGTGCTCTCTATTTCTGTCAAAGCCAAACTGTCCTTGCCAATACTTTTCTTGATAATCAAAATTTCTAAAAGCCTCTTCTGCCCATTCAAGACTAAAATCAATCAACTCTTTGTCTGGTGTAGCATAAACATCAAGATATTGTGTCTTAAAAAGATTATGCATATCCATTAAATGATCAATATAATCTCCGAACTGTGGATCCACAAACACAACACAATCTATATCGTTTGGATCAATCTTGTTTGAACAAAAACTACCATCTAACCAGACACGCTTAATTTTAGAAGTATCTAGTTGATCCAAGAACGATTTAAAAGAATCGAAATTTCTTTTTCTTGTTCTCGAATTTGGAAATGCTGTTACTAAAAATTCTTCAATTTCTAGTAAAGAACTTGACTCTATTATACCACCTTCTAGGTTCCCGTGAGAATTAAATTGCATTATTTTTCTCCATGTCCTTCACTTCATTGATGAAAGACTTATATTCATCTATTACCATCGTTTCGTTAGCGATGGTTTTTAAATTATACCGTTCCATAAAATGGATGTAATTAAATTCTGACACATCATCCATAGTTTTTAATTCTTCTTCCAATTGATGATGAATCATGCTACGATCAGCTTGAAGTTCACACAACTCCCTATTAATCTCATACTGGACTGGGCTATGTTCTTTATGGCCCAATTCATGTAGGGCTACTTGTTTTTGATCTTGCTCCGATAGATTGATATCGATAGCAAGGACTTTTAATGCCGGATTGAAGAAGCCTGGGCTGTGCCATTCGCTTCCATAAAAGTAGCATAGGCTCACGCCCTACTGGGCGCAAAGCTCTTTTACAGTCATAAATACACCTCTATTTATTTTTTAAGTGGGCCTCCAAAACTGCTGTAATAAAATCAATATCTTCTTCAGTAAGTGTTTTACCATCGAACAACATAGATTGCGCAGCAATGTCTCTTAGGTCTAATGGTGCAGAAGCATCACCATCTTTTGCAACGTTTGGATTATCTGTGCGTCCTAATAAGTAGTCGGTGGACACATTGAAGTAGTCAGCGATTTCCGATATTCTCTCAGCGTTAGGTTTTTGAGATTTCAACTTATAGAGTGTATTTCTGCTGTAACCTAAATCTTCTTCTAGTTTTGTGAGAGAAATTCCCCTTTTATCAGCAAGTTCTTTAATTTTTTCGTATGTCGGAAACATTGTTAAATCAACCTTTCAGAAGCATAACAAAAAATATTTCAACTTTTTAGGTGTAAAACTGTTGATAAGACACCTAATTGGATGTAAAATAGTTTTTGTAAGTTAGTGAGTTAGAAAAAAACGAAGTAAAACTTATCTAAAATAAATATCTTTGGCGAGCAAGAAAGTTGATAGAGGTTGTGTTTTATCAAGTTTTTAACTATGCCTACAGTTTAACCTTTTGGGTGAAAGTTGTCAAGCGTTTTATAAATTAATTTACTAACTCCCTTTCTTACAAAAAAATAAAAAACGCACCTCAGCTGCTATCTGGGGTACGCTACGGAAATTATTCTGCTCAAACTAATAGCAGTAGTCAACAACACTTCGCCGGTATCGTCCCCGAACCTGCAGTTGAAATAGAATTTGATTCTCGATTTTAGAGTCTAGCTTTTTCGCCACTATAAAAGTGACAGCTTGTTTAAATACTATTTGGGTCGTCTAGCTAAGACGCCCTGAAAAAGATAGCTCTCCTATTGAGCCCTGCTAGTCAGGTACGGTAGGCAAAAGGAAAACCTACAGATGAATCCAAATTTTACTGAGACACAGTACCTTTCAAAAATTCTGCCAATTTGCATCAGCTCCTTTCTGTTATAAAGGTAACATTATTATACTAAATGTAAGAAGAATTGTAAAGGTTTTATTTTCTAAAAGTTAGAGCAGACAATGATTTCCCCAAAAAAACATTCATTATTTTTACTTACAAAAAAGGAGGAAACGAGATGCCTAATATGGATGGTGGCCGTCAAAAGGTCAGAGATTATTTGAAAGAACATGGTTTGTCAATGGCAACATTAGCTGTACAGTATAGCATGGCCCGTCAGGATGTTACCAACATCCTAAATGGGAAGTTAAAAAATCCACAAGCTAACCAATTCATTGCTCGTGTGATTGAAGATTCTAAGATCCGATAGAAGGTGAAGGGATATGAACGAACTTATCAATGTAACTCTGAATGATAGTCAGGAGCCTGTAGTTTCAGGGAGACAATTACATGATGCTTTAGGAGTTAATTCAAACTATACAACATGGTTTGACAGAATGACTGACTATGGTTTTGTAGAAAATCAAGATTATGTTTTGCTTTCCAATTTTGGAAACCAAACTGGCCGAGGTGGTCACAACAAATTGGACCACATCATCTAGCTAGATATGGCCAAAGAAATCGCCATGATTCAGCGTACTGAACGAGGAAAGCAAGTCAGACAGTACTTCATACAAGTAGAAAAGGACTTCAATAGTTCAGAGAAGATTATGGCAAGAGCATTACTGATGGCTGACAAGAAAATTCATAAACTTGAAACGCAGATTGAAGCTGATAAGCCTAAAGTTCTGTTTGCTGATGTAGTGAGTGCAAGCCATTCATCGATTTTATTCGGTGATCTTGCTAAGCTAATCAGTCAAAATGGATACAAAATAGGAGGAAATCGTCTGTTTGTCTGGCTACGTGAAAACGGGTATCTTATCAAGCGAAAAGGCTCTGACTGGAATATGCCAACACAACGTAGCATGGAAATGAAACTATTTGAAATCAAAGAGTCAACCATCACACATCCAGACGGTCATATCTTAGTTAGCAAAACTGTCAAGGTCACTGGGAAAGGTCAACAAGTTTCTGTTTACCCAATCGCAAAATAAAAAGGCGAGGTAACAGATTCAAAAACTCTCTGATTGATCAGAGAGTTTTTTTTTATTCTCTCTCTCTCTCGATTGAAGCCCTCAACTTTTTTCATCCTCTAGATTATGATATAATGGAGTGATATTGCTAGAAGGAAGAAGACATGAATATTCAACAATTACGCTATGTTGTCGCGATTGCCAATAGTGGTACTTTTCGTGAAGC